ATGAACGACTTATTTATAGATAACTTGGCAATCTTGGCTTTTTACGTAATTGGATTCATATCTTTGCTTTGCACTGCTGGCGTTATAGCTGAATTAATAATGGAATGGCAAGAAGGCACACTGCAGGTTAAGTATTGTAAATTCACTACAACAATGCGCAATATCTTGGCAAAGTTGCGTTTTAACTAAGGGGTAACGTATGAGTGAAGAATTAATAAGAAACGGCCTAGCCGCTCTCAGGGCACCATTTGAGCCGCATCAAGTTGGCAAGCTACCAAAGCCAACAAAAGCGCAAACAGACGCGCTAAAAGCCGATATAGGCAAGGGTATACGCTGCGCAATATGTGGTGGCTGGCATCATCCGCAAGTTGTTCACCTTGACTATGTAGGTCACGCGGCAATCACTGACAGATTGCTCTCAGTTGATCCAGCTTGGACTTGGGAGCCTTTGGCATTCGATCAAAACGGATTGCCAGCAAAAGACAATATAGGCGGACTTTGGATCAAGCTTACAATTCTTGGTGTTACGCGCCTTGGATATGGCGATGCAACCGGTAAAAGTGGCGGTGATGCAATCAAAGAGCTAATTGGTGACGCACTTAGAAACGCCGCTATGCGATTTGGTTGCGCTCTTGAGCTTTGGCACAAAGGCGAGCTTCATCTACCTAAAGAAGAAGACCAAAGCCCAGAAAACGCACCACCACAAGCGCCAGTAAAAGAAACTATTACTGACAGCCGATTAGCTGCCGCAATTGTAAAAATCAAAGGCGGCGAATACTCGGTAGAACGGTTACTTCATAGCTTCGCACTAACAGAAGCGCAAACAAAAGTATTAAACGAGCAGGTGGCGCAATGATCCGGTGCAGCTCGATTGACAAGATAATGACTAATCCTCAGAAAAAAACTGAGGAGTTTTCAGAAACCGCTAAAGGCGCAATGATGGAAACCGTTAGAGAGATTCTATTCGGTGTGCGCAAGAACTTGGATGATGTGCAAGCCATTCAAAAGGGGCGCATGTGTGAGGATGCTGGCATCCAGCTTTACAACGATGTGTTTTTGTATGACCTGAAAAAAGTCGAGAGTGACGGTCGCCGCAACAATGGCATCATCACGGGAGAGCCTGATTTAGTCGCTGCGCACTCTAAAAAGGGCGTTGACATCAAGGTGGCTTGGTCACTCTTAACGTTCCCCTTGTGCGCTGAGGATGCCGATAAGAAGGGCTACGAGTGGCAGGCTAGAGGCTATATGTGCCTGTTTGAATTGCCTGAGTGGGAGATAGCCTATTGCGCAATAGACACGCCTGAAGAGCTTTTAAAGCCGTGGGACGATAGAACAATCCACACGATTGACAGCGCCATACCAGCCCACCACCGCATCACAGTGGCTCGCTATACCCGCGATCTTGAAATAGAGAAAGCCATGCTGGAAAAATGCGCAAAAGCGAATCTGTGGATTGAAGAAGCTGTAAAGCAATTTGCAAAAGAACACGATCAATACATAATTTAGGTGCCGAAATGACATTTACAAAAAATCCGGCTTCAGGGCTGCTAAACATCAAGATAACGCCTTTTGGAAACTATGCGGTATTTGTTAAAAGTGTGTATCTCGGTACATTCAAAGATAGAAATATTGCGATAAAAAGGCGAGACGAATACAGGGCTAAGCACGGAATGAGTGAGGCTATTGATAATGAGCTTAATTGACGAACTACCAAAGCATCACATTGTTTTCAGCCGGATCAATACCGAGCTACACAAAACGCTAGCGGAACAAATGGCAGAGTGGGAAAACAATGAGCGAGATTGAAAAACTACAAAAAGAAATCGACAAACTAAAAACTGAAAATGCAAAGCTAAAGTCTGACAAGAAAAACCTTGAGCACCGCGTCAGAAACATGAAGCTAGCGCAGAAGGTGGCAGAGTCTAAGCTTGTTTTCAGCGATCATGACAAGCTAATGATGGTCGAGTCAGTCATCCTAGCGGTTATCGGGTCAGAAGCATTTGAGCCTATGACAAGAAAACTACTATCCAACTTATCAGATGATGATTTTTGGCGCGAAAACAAAAACAAAGATACTGACAAAATCCTTGTTTTGTTAGCGAAGAAATAGCCCCGTAATTGGGGCTACAATCCTGCTGAGGTTAATCCTACACGAGTTAAACCGCTAGACGTTAGGCCTGCTGAGGTAAGGCTGCCGGATGTTGTAATTGTCCCGCCGTTTATCGTAAATTCGTAGTAGTATACGTTGCCCGCACCGGTTCCAGTTGCCGGACGTAGCCAGCCAGTTACTACACCACCGCTAGTTGAGCTAAAGCCGCTATCATCGCGAAGAACAAAATCGGCAGGCGTGAAATCTGTAGCTATATAATCAAACGATGCTCCTTCAACTGTAAACCCGTCCTGATCCCAAAAATAGCCGAAATAGTCATCGTCATCAAAAACAGGCAATACAAACGTTTGACCTGTCTCACCTGCTGGCCTAACTACTGTTGTGTCGATGTATGAGCTATCTGTTCCGTTACTAACTGTTACCCGAATTGCATCACCGCTTTTTGGGTAATCAACACCCTCCGCTCTATCCTCCATGTCAACAGTGATTGACGACGAATTGCCAGCAATATTCGAGAACGATAGCGTTTTTGTACCACTTTCATAGGTTGCTGTCACGCTATTCGGTGTAGAACCATAACCGGACAGATTAATTATAATTCCGGTTTCGCCAAATTCGATTGGACTACCGCCGTTTATGTCAGAAATTGTTGCTGCTGGTGCTGGGCCGACAACCATCGTAAAATTAGCAAAACCCCCTCCCGCTGCCGTTATAGTGAATGCAGACGGGTCGTCAGTATCCGATGATAGATTTCTAGTTGCAACGCCAACGATCCCGTTGGCGTTAATTAATCCAGTCCCTGCCGTGTAGCTTGTCGGGTATGCTGAAATCGCATTAGCGCCACCCCTTGCTTGCGATATTGAAGCAATAAAAAGATTCTCATCGATGCCCCATGAAGCAGTTACAGAGGGTGGATCAAAAACACCTGTCCCCGTGGCTGGTGTACCGAATACTGGTGTTTTTGAAAAGTGGGAGCCAGTTATTCTTCTGGATGAATAAATTGATTTGTTGATAGTTGCGCCGGATGAGTGCGATATTGTCACTGAGCCGCCGGACTCAGTACCGTCCGACCATTTGTAAAAGACCGCGTATTTATTTGTCGTTGTTGGAACAGACCCGTTGAGTGCTCGCGTAAATGTTCCAAGATTAGTTGTCATGTTGACGTTTGTGCCGCCGCCAGTATCTTGCGCGTTGTACTCAATAACAATTAGGTCGCCAGCAGCCAAATTGTTCGGCATATTTATTGTACGTGTAAGAGCTGCGGTTGCATCAACCGCGCTTACCGTGTCTGCATTAATTAACTGAGGGTATGCCATTATAATATTCCCCTTATTACCATATTTGCTAAGTACATATAAGTGTTATTTACATAAGGGGAGTTCGGCCAACCGAGAATATATGCATTTTTATAGCCTAGCTCGCTGTTGCCTATGTCCGGCACAGTTAAATATTCTGCTGAAACAGTTCCATTTTTTGAGATTCTGATAATGCCATCACTCGAACCTGCCGTAGGCGCTTTTGCGTATATCGTAATGTGCATCCAGTGGCCGCAATCAGCAGGAGCAATGAAACTCTGATCTGATCCACCTACCGCCGAAATAGACCCTGAGCCGCCCTGATCCAAACCTACATCACACTGCAATCGCGCATAACCAGAATTTACATCGCTACCCCACATGCTGGCGCCAACTTTTTGACCAAGAAGGGTGTTGATGTCAGCGTAGCTATCCCCCCACAATCTAAAAAATTTATTGTTATTGTTACCACTCCTTAAAAAATCGGACGGAATAAACAGATCAAAGTCAAACCATAGTTCTCTGTATTTTTGAGTCAATCCTATGGACAGCTTTGCATCAGGGGACGTTCCGGCATTAAATGTAACCATTACAGCGCTTAAGCTTCGGCCATCAAGAGTTCCAGAAAATGCAGTGCAATAATCTGTTGTTTTGTCAGACGCCGCGTAAAATGTGGCATTGATGCCTGTGACAAACTGATCGCTTCGGATTACTGTATTTTTTGGTAGCCCGTCAGATTTTGCAGTGCTGTCGAATTTTCCGCTAGACGTTAAAACATTTGCATTAATCGTTTTGCTTGTCATTGTTTATCCTGCTTAAGTGAGGCGCGGTCATTAATCATCGACTGTACGCACAAGTCGAGAAGCGAATTTAATTTGTTTTCGTCTGCTCTATGGGCGTAATAATCTTGTCGAGCGTCTTCTGTAAGTTCGGGCGAGGTTGCAATAGTTCCGGTGGTATCGGTGACAGAGGTTGGCAGCTTGGGGCATGTGGCTTTGACGCGCAGCTTGACAGAGCCAGAATCAACGCGGGAACGCAAATCAGTAATTTCATTTTCTGCCTCGGTTAATTTGTTTAAGTAATCGGTTCTCGCTTCATCAGCTAATTTGACTTGTCGAGCTGCTGCTTCTGCGTTTTTTGCGTATTGCTCGTTATCAGCAATAAGAATTTTGTTTTCTGCTTTAATGTGATCGTAGTGCATCGCAAACGCAATAAACGCAACGAGTAGGGCGGCAATGGCGGCAAATTTAAGATTTATAGTAGGCATGCAGTTCTCCCGATCTCATTTGCTCGGCATTTCTAAGCCAGCGCTTAGGCGTTTGACGGGCTGCTAGCGAGTTAAGCATCTCGTCAGCGGCCTTGTCGTAGGATGCCGTTTCTAGGGCTGCCAGCAGCTTTTTAAACTTGAGTAGACCATAGATACCAATTTGGTAAGCAATTGACAGCATGACAGCCTTGCGTGCGTCATTGAGATGAAAATAGCAGCGATATAGGTCTGGATTGTTTAACAGTGTTTTTTCGTTTACTTCTACCATTCCCATCATTTTACGATATGCGATAGGCTCGGTCGTTTCAATGTCGGGCAATGGCTCATATT